CTGAATCACCAGAGCCTTTAATATTTTGAACGTATAGAGTTCTCCAATCGACACCTTGTTTACCAAGATCGAAAGTATTATGAGTGTTAGCAATTAGATGTGAATCAAAATCTGCGGCAACAGTAATCGAATCTGTATTTGCATCACCAATTGTAATATTACCGCCAATATTAACATTACCGGCAATATCTACATTACCAGTAAATGAAGCGGTATTAGCATCAAACGTTGCAGCTAATGTACCACCTGCATAAAATTTTAATTGGTTATTATCGGCGCCAGGAGAATCTTCTGCACTGATATAAGTGTTTTGATCTACATCAACAACACCACCTAAACCAGTCCAAGCTACGCCGTCGTATGCTTCAAATCTACCATCTGTAGTATTAAAGCGAATCATTCCTGTTGCAGGAGTTGGTCTATCACCTGTTACTCCGGCTGGAATAGTAATAGCACCACCGCCAGAAACAGTTAGAACATCATTTACTGGATTTATTGTACTTAATACCTGAGATTCATTTACACTAAACTGACGACCAGTTAAAGTTAAACCTGTTCCAGCTACATAAGTACCTTCTCCAGAAAATTGTGACCAATTAATCGGATCATCATTAACCTGGAATGTTGACGCGTCATCAACAATAATAACCCAGCCAGTACCAGCATTTTGTGTACCATCTGTAACAAACTCATAAGATCCAGGAATTTCTGAAGATTCATTACTCCATTCTGTTCTTTGAAATACCCATGCAGTATTTGCATCACCAACCTGTATAAGATCGTATGAACCATTTTCTTCTGGATTATTTTGATCTTTAACAACTAGGTTACTACCTAAATCCCAAGTTGTTACATCGTCAACATAAAGAAATTGACGTGGAGAAAGAGTAAGTGTTGAAGCAAATGTTGAGTTTCCAGAATCAAATACTGCGCCAAGATCAGCTGTTGTAGCAGCAAGAGCAGAGTTACGTACAACAAAACCTTGAATTTTTCCGTCAACATAACGCTTGTTTGCGGCATCTGTTGGTTCTACTGGATCTGAAATAATTTTTGTGCGGAATTCCACACCTTCAATTTCAGTTTCTAAATATCTTTTATTAACACCATCAGTAGGATTAACAGGATCACCCATAGTAGTGAATCTGTTAAAGTTCATATCAATTATGCCGCCTTGGCCTGTGATACGAACAATATCTTCTAGATTAACACCTCTAATTTCACTTGTAGTTTCACCAAGTGTAATTGCAGTATTACCAAAAGTAATATCTTTGGTACTAATTACAGATGTATTTGCAAAGAAATTTTGTGGATTTAAAGAAGTATTTTCTAAACCGGTAATGTGACCAAACTGATCTAAATCTACATTTCTAGTAAATTCTAAAATACCATTATTAGAACTTAATTGTGTAGAAGTATTAGCATGCGATATAACAACGTTTGCACCTTCTAGAGAACTATCAGGTGTAACAATAATACCCTGTCCAGCTTCGATTTGGCGAACATAATCACCGGTTGTATCAAAGCCAAGCGCAACAGAGTTTGGTGTAATAAACGGTTTTTTCTCTCCAGCGGCGACCAGACGTATATTTTTAGTCTGTCCGACTTTAACTTTTACGGCCACAGCTTATACCTCCGTGATAGTTGATACAACAAAAGCAATTCCTTCAACTATCTTTGATATTTCTCCTTCATCACCAGCTTTTTTCATTAAAATATCATATGGATATTTTCCAGGTTTTAATTGGCTTGTAGTATCCGCATCTAAAGCAATAGTAATTGAATCTAATGTAGGATCAGTATTTGCATCGCTTCCACCGTTTTTGGTGATAACAAAATTAGCAGCGTTTCTTTCAGAATACACTTTTCTCATGCTACCATAAAAAGTTGTAGCGGCAATGTCTAACGCAGAATCATTCTCGTCGAAAAGTTCGACGGTTAGACTGAAATCCGTGCCTTTATCGATATAGATATTTAGTTGAGAACTCATTGATTAATCTCTTTTTTTCTTTATTTATAATAGGAACAAATTGTTTGTAAAAAAGGGGGCTACAACGCCCCCTTTATAAAACATAAAGATTTATCAAAGTTATTGACCTTTTAATTCGTCAACTTCTTTTTTCAGATCTTTTATTGCTTCAACAAGAAGACCAACAATGTTTCCATAAGCAACACTCTTAATTTGCTCTCCTTCTGATTCTGATTTAACAACCTCAGGAAGAACTTGTTCAACCTCTTGCGCAATAAGACCAGTTTTTCTTGTACCTGGATTTGCTTTCATATCGAAATAAACACCACGCATCTGAGTAACTTTTTCTAGAGCATTATCGATTGTTTCAATATTCTCTTTAAGTCTTTCGTCTGAGTTAGCAGAAATATCACCAGATGCTGTAAACTCGCCGGTTTGCATATTAAAGGTAAAGAATGATGTTCCAGAAGATAGTTCTCTAAATGTAATAGCAGAAACAATAGATGTATTTGCATCAAAGACAAGACTTGTAGATGAACTCTCAAATCCTTGCTTTACATACGGTACGGATGAAGTACCACCATATAGAATATCAACATCAGTAGGAACGTGGAAATCTGAAGAAACACCAGTAATCGTACCGACATCAGCTGTACCAGAAACTGTTAAGTTACCAATAACATCTAAGTTTTCTACTGTTAAAGTATCAATATCACTGGTATAGAAGAAGTTAGATTCACCACCTGGATTTGGGCCAGTTGTTGCCATAAGAGGTCTGTGTGATGAACCGGCTTCAATAAAGCCAATGAATAGAGGTGTTCCTTGTAATGAAGTTTCATGAACGTTTTGGATGTTTGGAATACCACCTTGAATACCAGGACCTTGAACACCCTGTGTACCTTGGAAGCCACGCTCACCTTGAACACCCTGTGCAGCCTGAATACCCTGAATACCTTGAGTACCTTGTCCAGGGAAACCTTGAATACCAAGTGGACCTTGGAAACCTTGCGTACCCTGAATACCTTGGAAACCAACACCTGGAGGACCTTGGAAACCATAATCACCTTGAGTACCTTGCGCACCCTGTGGACCATCGTTACCTAAACCACCGTCAATACCTTGGAAGCCTTGGATACCATCGTTACCTTGCACACCTTGGAAACCACCAACACCAGATTCACCGATTAAACCTTGGATACCTTGGAAACCAGTATTACCTTGAATACCAGTATTACCAATACCGGCTGCACCTTGGAAACCTTGTACACCTTGGTTACCGTCGCCGGTAATACCTTGCGGACCTTGTGCTGCTACGGTACCTTGAATACCTTGTGGACCCTGCAGACCACTTGTACCTTGGCCACCAATACCTTGAATACCCTGTGAACCAAGATCACCTTTAGTACCTTGGGAACCTTGGAAACCTTGAATACCCTGATTACCAAAACCTGGAGGGCCATCATTACCTTGTACACCTTGAATACCTTGGTTTGCTACACCTTGTAGACCTTGGAAACCTTGGATACCAGTTGCGCCAACACCACCGATACCTTGGGTACCTTGCTGACCTTGCATACCTTGAATGCTTGCACCATCTTCACCTTGTAGACCTTGGAAACCTTGAGCACCTTCAGTTCCATCTACACCGCCAATACCTTGTACACCTTGAAGTCCTTGCATACCTTGGAAACCTTGGATACCAGAACCACCAATAAAGCCAGCAGTACCCTGTGAACCTTGGAAACCATCATTACCTTGTACACCTTGGATACCTTGTGAACCAATTCCACCGTCATTACCTTGTATACCCTGTGCTGCTTGAGTACCTTGAGGACCTTGAGGACCAGCAGGACCAATATCACCTGTTCTAGCAAATGTAATAATAACATCTTCTGCATCAGCAAAAGTTGTTACAGAACCACTTACATATGCGCATGAAATTTCAATATAGCCAGTCGGAGGATTTTCTTGTAAACTTGAAATAGTAAAGATAACGAATTTTGAAGGATCTAGCTTTTCAGAAACTTTAAAGTGGCCTTTAATTGGGCTTGTAGAATCGTCAACTGTTCTTAAGAACGGCTGAATGTCATTAAAGTTATCATCGCGGTCATCTATCCACAGCAGCGTTGCGCTGGAAAAGCTTGTATTATTAAACTTAAGATTACCAACACCAGGATCTGTATTTGTTGTATTTGTGCTAAATGTATAATCAAATGTTACACCACCAAATCCACCTGTGGCACCTTGTAAACCACCAGTACCTTGGAAGCCTGCTGTACCTTGAATACCTTGTGGACCAATTGGACCTGGGAAGCCTTGAGTACCTTGGAAACCAAAATCACCTTGTACACCCTGTGCACCTTGCGTGCCAGCACCAGTAGCACCTTGGATACCTAGATCACCTTGTAAACCTTGTAATCCTTGTACGCCTTGCAGACCTTGAATACCAGCATCGCCCGATGATGTGAAGCTTATAACTGTATCCGTATTGTTTGTTAGGTATGTTGCATCCATATTCGCAGATGAAGCAAGATGCGTAACTGTCATATTTACATATGAACCAGCATCAGTTAATGCAGTCATACCATACATAGCAAATTCAGCAGGATTTGCAACAGAAGTTAGTTTAATATAAGCTTTAATTGTGCTTGTATTATCATCTAGTGTTGCTAAGAACGCGCTAATGTCGTTACCATAAGTCTCTGTTTCTGAGAGTCTTAAGATAGTTGCTGATTGAATATTTGCATTATTAAACTTAAATAGACCTGCGGCAGGACCGGTTGGTGTTGTATCTGGAGTAAAGTCATATTCAAATGATGAACCACCATAAGAACCGGCTTCACCTTGTACACCGATTGTACCTTGGATACCTTGGATAGATTGTGGGCCTTGAATACCCTGAACACCCTGAACACCAGATCCACCTTGGATACCATCTGTACCTTGGATACCTTGAGTACCGCGTTGACCAGCTGGAATAAATTCAAATACTGCTTCGTTACCGTAAACGGCAGCAGCACCAGTTTGCCAACTTGTACCTGGACTTAAATCAGTACCTTCTAACTCTGATCTCTCGATAAGATTAACAACAAAGTGACCCCAGTCAGCACCTGTACCAGTAACACCCCAAACCCAATCTGTGTATTCATAGATAAGGAACTGATAATTACCAGTTGCAGGATCTTTTGGTGTTCTAATAAAGATTTGACCTTTTGGACTACTTGTAAAACTATCTAAATAATTAAATAATTCGTCAACTCTTCTTCCAGAGTCTGTTAAGTCATCAATGAAAAGCTTTGTAGCAGCAGTAACGTCGGCACTGTTGAGCAACCAACTGTTTAAACCAGGAAATCCTTCTGTAGTAGAAGAACTAAAGTTCCAAAGATAACTTAAGCCACCATTATATCCTGTAAAGCCTTGTACCCCTTGGAAACCATTATCACCCTGTACACCCTGCGCACCTTGGAAACCGCCTCCGCCTTGTACACCTTGGAATCCTTGAGTGCCTTGTTGTCCCTGAATACCCTGTATACCACGGCTTCCTTGAATACCTTGAATACCCTGTACGCCTTGAATACCTTGTACACCCTGTGGACCTTGTACACCTTGGTTACCTAAAAGACCTTGAGTCCCTTGAGAACCTTGAATACCAGTTGTTCCTTGCGGACCTTGAGAACCTTGAATACCTTGGAAGTTGCGAGGACCCTGAATACCTTGGGCACCTTGAATACCGGTTGTTCCTTGCATACCTTGGATGCCTTGGAAACCACGATCACCTGAAATTGAAAAATCTACTAATAGAGGTGAACCTTGGAAATCAGATTTTAATGCAGTACCAGCAACATGCGTAAGTGCAAGAGACCAATAACCTGAAAGATCTTCTGCATCTTGAATTGAGAAAACAACATATTTGCTAGGTTCATTTCTTTTTGTTAGTTTCGCATAACCTTTATTTGTAGACGAAGAAGCATCTACTGCAGTTAATAAACCGGAAATATCAACACCATATGAATCTAAATCATCGATCCACATTTGTGTTGTATTAGCAAAATCTGATGTGTTTGCTGCAGGCTCGTTTAAAAGAAGATTACCTTGTCCTGGGTCTGTATTGGCATTTGCCCCCAAGAAATTAAATTCTAATACACTACCTGAGTCGTCGCCTGAAAAACCTTGGAAACCAGTATCACCTTGTATACCAGTAGTACCTTGCATTCCTTGAACGCCTTGAATACCTTGGACGCCTTGTAATCCTTGAACACCTTGTGTTCCTTGAACTCCCTGCACACCTTGAACACCTTGTGTTCCTTGTAAGCCTTGAACACCTTGCGTTCCTTGGTGACCTTTTGTACCTTGAACACCTTGAATACCTTGGAAACCGCGATAACCACGAGAACCCTGAATACCTTCTTCACCAATTGTACCTTGAACACCTTGAATACCTTGAGGACCATCAAAGCCTTGTACACCACGGAAAGAACCAATATTAATCCAGTTAGTACCATCATAAATCCAAAGAGTATCATCAGATTGATCAATTACGCCTTCACCGGTGTTTGCACCGGGAAACGCTGCTTTTAAACTTGTATCATCTGCTGGACCAGCAACAGATCCAATGATTGTAAAACCTGGACCATATTCGCCTTGTAAACCTTGTAGACCGTCTAAACCTTGAACACCTTGGACTGAGCTACCTGCGGTACCAATTTCTACCCAAGCCGTGCCGTTTGAAAGATAAACCTTTCCGTCATCACCATATACAAGAGAACCTTCAAATGGAATTGGGTCAAGTGTAATAGGAGTTGGTTGCGGCTTGCCGCTTCCAATGATTCTACTTCCGCTGATTGATCTAAATGCCATTACTTCATCTCCTCCTTACGAAAGCATATTAAAGAGGACGTATTCTTAAACAACATCATATTCCTCCGACTGGCCGAGTGTATATGATATAGTAACGTCAAGAGCTAAATTGACATCAGCTTTCGCTTCCAAAGTGTCGCCAGACGCGAGGAATTGTCCATTAAGTGGAATAGGAATAGTATCGTATGCTGGTATTGCCATATTTCTAATAACATAAAAATTGCTATTTTCTGCAAAGCGATAAAATTGAATATCTAAATACGCAGTATTAGCGGTTTTATTTGTTACAATAAACGGACTGATAACCTCTCCAACACCAGGTTCTACAACACTAGAACCACCAAAAACGAGTTCTGGTACTTCAAACTTAGGAACTGTAATAACTTCTTGCCAGTTCGTTGTTAGTTCTAAGTTTTTTCCAATTGGCAGAGCGTCAGGCGCCTGAGAAGTTACAACAACTGTAATCCCAGTATTTGCCTCTATGTATGTTGTATATGCCATTATATCCTGTCCTTTAGATTTATAATTCGATTACCATCTATTTATCATTTCTGGCTTATAGCGCTGCTCTACTGTTTGAAGCACGACGTGCAAGTTTTCTCACTGACGAGGTAAACGGACGACCTTCAATACGACCTGTTCTACCGTTAATTCTTAGACCTCTTGCGAAGTACTGGTTGTTAAGTTCGTCAGCACCTGACCATCTAATACGACCACCATCTTCATTTAGTACCGAAGCAGTAGCTGAGATAGCTGCACCAAGGTTTCTGAAGTTTAGAGGTAGAGCGTTTCTGTTAACACCCGCAGATGCACCGTTAAACTGGTGAGCAATTGATTCAACAAGAGAACCAAATGTTAAGAAGTTTGGTCTTAGTAGTGATTCAATTAGAACTTCATTGAATAGACCAAGAACCATGTCTCTATGATCTGCGTCAGGAACAACATTGTCTTTAATGTAATCTCTCATTCTTTCCCATGTTAAGTAGAAAGATTCTAGAAGATCAACATTGTTTGCACCTGCTGTAGCCCAAGCAGTACCATTCCAATAGTGGATTGTACCATCATAGCGGTTTCCACTATAGTTTGTCGGAATGATATATGCATCCCAGCGCTTCATGCCAGTTAGTGCATCTCTCTGTGTTGTACCTTGTAATGTGCCTTTAAATCTCAGATTCTGCCAACCGCTAAATGATTCTGGTGGGTTGAATACTGGGAACACACATTGTGCGTCAGTATCAAACAACGCTGCAACAATTGTTCTAGCGCCTTGATCACTACCTTCTTGACCATTAGTCGGGTTAACATATCTAAAGTCGTTTGCAATAAATCTGAGAACATTTCTAGCGTCACGCTTAGTTTTAGGCAGATCAACAAATTTGTAATTAGCACCAATAAATCTTTGAACTTCTTTTTGAAGTCTAATTCTATTATCTGCTAAGATATCTTTACTAAATTTGAAGATTGCATTATCTTCCCAAGTAAAGTCTGGTTCAATTACAGGGCCTAGTTTCTGTGGCGAATTGTTTAAGAATGCGTTGTAGAAGATTAAGCCTAGCTTTTCAACTTCATCTGCTTTTTCTTGACTTGATACATCGCCTCTTACAACTTGACCTGGATATGTTCCAAGAACAACTTGCTTACAAATTCTACCAAGTTCACGATATGCTTGACCTGTTGGTAGTAATTGATCTTCAGGAATGCGTAGAATATTATTCCAGAAGTAGAAATCTGCATTCCATCTAGAAGCAGCGTTACCACCGTAGTTCATATCGTGGCTAAATGCATCTAGAATATAGACTGCATCTCTACGACATTTTGCTTTGTCATAGTCTAGAACTTGATATTCTTTATTAATCCAAGTTGTTAGATCATCTGCTAATTCATCTAGATTGTTATCAATTTCTTTACCCATCCAAATTAGATCTTGTGAAATCCAAGAAGTATCTGGTTCTACAATCTCTGGTAGAGCATCTAGGCTGTCACGACGAATTGCTTCTTCGATAATTCTAACTAGATTTGCTACATATTCACCAGCTGCAGGTGTTCCTGCAGTATTATCTAGATTTTGTCCTGCAACTTGCTCTTGTACGATATCACTTGTTAGTGTAGCCATCTTAGCAAAGAAATCAGCTGTTTGCTGTCTTTGATCGTATGGAAGAACACTTGTACCATAGCTGAAGTACATATTAGCATTTAGTCTTGTACCATAGTTTGTTGAATAGTTAACGTCATGTGATAGAGCGTCAACAATAATACCAACATCGCGGCGGCAAGTTTGTCTTGGATAGCTTAGACCTCTATACTCTGTTGTAATAAAGTTAATCATATCTTCAACTAGATTTACTTGATCTCTATCGATTGTTTGCTTAGCATCTTGTAGAGATGTTTCAACCCAATCTAATGAAGGTTCAACTTTAACTGGTAGAGTTGTTGGATTATTTTCGAATGCAACATCTGCAACCATCCAAGCAAGATCTCTAGCTTCTCTAGCAATGTATCTTCTTGCTGTAAGAGAAGTTTTATCCTGAGCAATCGGGTTACCAATTACATGAGTAATGGCACCTTTTGCTGCTGATACAAATGTATGAGCACCTGTGTATCCACTTGCAAATCCAACTTGAATTGTAATTGTTGTTGCAGTTGTAGAAATGATCTTAACTGGTTTACCAAATGTTGGATCAGTAGCTCTTGGGTGTGAAATCTGCTGAGCAGGTGTACCACAGCTAAATGTCATGCCTTCTTCTTTTTGAAGAATATAATGACCTGCTTTTAGGTTATGGTTTCCAAGAGTAATTACTGATAGACCAGTTTCTGGATCATATGTTGCATTTGTTGGTGTAAATGTTTTACCTAATCTTACAGGAACTGTATCGTTTCTGATGATGCTGTAAATTACTTCACCCATATGTTTAAATGCGCGGCGAGTTGGTTCTCTTTGTGCTAGTGGAAGTAAGTTAACTGCATTCACAAAGTAGATTTGTGCTGCATTCCACATTGCTGAGTTACCACCATATTGGATATCGTGAGAGATTGCATCCACCATATATCCAACATCTCTGCGGCATTTTGCTTGGTTATATTCTAGATAGTTAAATGTGTCTTTTAGATATTCAGTAACACCAACCGCTAGAGTAGATACTCGACCAGCGATAATTGCTGCTTCTGTATCATAATTATAACCTGTTGCTGCACCAGCTGTTGATTGTGCTTCTTGAACTGCTGGAGCTGCATTGAATGTATTTGCTGTAATAATATCGGCAACAATTGTCCATAGATCTTGTACAGTTTGAGCAATTGCTCCAGCTACTGGACCAAATATTATATTTTGTGTTTCTGTATTACCTGTGGATCTTGTTACAGACTGTTTTAGTACAACTTGCTCAGCCACCGCTGCAAGGTGGATATAAAGATCTGCAGTTGGACCTCTTTGATCTGCAGGAAGATGTGATAATCCATTTTCAAAGTACATGCTAGCAACGTTTCTCATTGCGACATTGCTGTCATGCTGTACGTCGTATGAAACGGCATCCACCATATAACCAATATCTCTTTCACACTTATCAATATCGTATGCAAGAGTTGGATGGTTTACCGCAAGCCAAGCTGTACCTTCTGCAATCATAAATGTTCTGTTAAGCTGTAGACCAATTCTAGCATTTACTGAGTTTGATCCAACATTTGCTGTACCAAAGTTATAATTTGCTGTGGCTGCATCGTAATCATTAACCATTGCATCAATTAAGTTATTGAAAGATGCTGTAGCTCTTGAAAGAGCAGTACCTGTTAAGCGACCTTCAATATCTTTTTGTAACCATTGAACCGCTTCAACAGTTTCTGCAAGTTGTTTATCAATTACGACGTTAGTTCCAATTGTTCCAGCTCTGTAAGATTTACCAATTACTTTACCGTTATAATCAGAACCAGTTTGAACATCTCTTCTTACAGCATCTAAGATATATGTGGTATCTCTAGCGCATTTACCTGACTCAAATACAAAGTATTCGTCTGAGATAAAGTCGATAACTTCTTCTTGGATGAATTCTTTGTTATTTTGTAGCGATTTTCTTGCAAATGTTCTGCTTGGAGACATTGCAGGATTACCAGTAACTTCTGGAAGCTGTTTAGCTGCTTTGAAGAATTCGTCTCTTGATCCGCCAAGATCTTCAACTAGAGGCTCGTCATCTACAAGATCTGCAATAATATTTGCTAGTGCTTTACCTTGTGCTGCAATTGTTGCGCCTCCGGCTACACCAGATTTATTTTGCTTATTGAAGTTTCTGACAACCTCTTTAACACCATTAGCATCAGCAGATACAAATGTATGAACACCGTTGTATCCATTTGGTACTGCACCAACATTGACGAATACAGTGTCACCTGTTACTGAAAGAACTCTTAGTGGTTTTTCGTGTGCAGGATCTGTTGTTCTTGGATGAGAAATTTGTACTGTCGTATTAGCGGCAGTATTTGCACATTCAAATGTGAATGATTCTTCTTCCAACCAAATATAATCGCCAGCAGTTAGGTTATGAGAACCAATAGTTGCTGAGAACAATCCAGTTTCAGGATCGTATGTAGCATTGTTTGCAGTAAAGCTTGTACCAAAGACTGGTAGTACAGTTGTTTCTGTAATTACGTCTTCAATAACTTCACCAAGCTGGATGTATGTTAATCTTGTAGGCTGTCTTTGATCTCTTGGAAGGATGTTTAGAGCATGATCCCAATAGTAAGAAGCCGCATTGATTGTACCAGCATTGCCGCCGTACTCAAGATCTTCTGAAATTGCATCCACAATGTAACCAATATCGCGGTAACATAGATCAGTGTTATATCCAAGACCATTGTATTGCTCTCTAATATAATCAATGATTTCTGTTTGATACTTTGGTTTACTTCCGTAAATTTTATTTGCATCTGTTTGTAGAGCAGCATCATAATTTTCAACTGTGTCGTTATATGCTGGCTCAATAACTGCTGGTAGAGCAGAGAAATCATTTGCTCTAACAACTTTTGCAACAACATTAAACAGATCTTCTGCTTTTTGTGCAATTGTTGGTACAGATGCTTTTCTAATGCAATTTGTTCCAGCACTTACAAATGTATGTAGACCTCTGTAACCGTTTGCATTACCAACTTGTAATGTGATTGTTGTAGAAGTTGTATCAAGAACTTCAACTGGAGTATTATACGTTGGGTCTGTTACACGAGGATGTGAAATCTGAGTCACTGCACCTGTTGTGGTATTTGCACAAGAGAATGTTAGTGAACCGGCATCCATAATAATCCAGTCACCTTTTTCAAGTCTATGTGTACCAAGTGTAATTACAGAAATACCTGTAACTGGATCATAGCTTGCAGTTGATGGAGTATAAGTTGGCTGCATCATAGCAGATCTTACTGCTTTATCATCAGCACTTACAAATGTATGCACTCCAGTATAACCACCGGCATCACCAACATCAACAGTAATTGTTGTAGATGTTACACCTATAATTGTAATTGGTTCATTAAACTTAGGATCGGTTGCTCTTGGGTGAGAAATATTTACAGTAGTGTTTGCTACTGTATTTGCGCAAGAGAATGTTAATGACTCTTCTTCAAGAGTAATACGATCACCAACTTTGTAATTATGAGTACCAATTGTAATTTCAGAGATACCAGTTACTGGATTGTATGTTGCATTTGTTGGAGTATATGCTTCTGAAGCACGAAGACAATTTGCATCAGCCGATACGAATGTATGGGCTCCTGTGTAGCCTCCAGCATCACCCACATTAACTGTAATAGTGGTATCTGTAATTGCGGTAATGGTACCAGGCTTGTTGCCTCCAAGAGGATCTGAGGCTCTTGGGTGGCTAATCTGTACCGTTGTATTAGCAACTGTATTTGCACATTCAAACGTAATTGACTCTTCGTCAAGCTCGATTGTATCACCAACATTAAACTGGTGATCGCCAATTGTAAATACAGACACACCGGTTACTGGGTTGTATGTCGCATTTGTTGGAGTAAATGTTGTACCCGCGC